TAGACGAGATAGGTCCGGATGGGCTGCCCACCATGTATAAAGACTGTAAGGTGAACCTGATAGACTGCGGGGTGATGGAGTAGTGCAGGCGGCAAGTAATGAATACAAGGACATGATGCGCAGGAAGTGGAGGAACCCACTATCTTACCTGCGTGTCACCATCGGCCTGATTAACCAGCAGGCCCAGGCATCCGCTTACATACCTGAGCGGGATGTGTATACCTATTATTCCGACCTAGTAAAGCCTATGGATAACTACAAGGTACAGGAGCTATATGCAACCTGTGACCAGGACTATACCACAGTGGATGGCAGCATGTATTTCCTTCCCAAGGATGCAGCAGATGTGGTGCTCAATCAGGGAATCGTGACGGATGGTCTTCAGGGGGAAATTGAAATCCGGTTTCCCGTTCAATATGACATTAAGGGGCTGACCGTGGAATTTGGCAAGGCATATCCCGTAGATTTTACCATTATTTCAGACAATCGGACCTTGAATGTAACGAATAATGCAGATGGCCATTATGTGACGGAGGAGATTTTTGAGGGAGCCACTTACCTGAGGTTTGTGCCAGCATCCATGGTCAATGGACGGAGCCGGTTCCGCATCAATCAGATTACCATGGGTATTGGCGTCTATTTTGACAGCAAGAAAATATTGTCTGCAACTAAGAAAGAGCATATCAGTCCGATATCGGAGGAGCTGCCTACTATTGATTTTGATGTGACCGTGGATAACAAGGACAGGGCCTATGACGTGGAGAATGAGGAGAGCACGGTAAACTTTTTGGAGATTGGCCAGCAAGTTGAGGTCCTTTATGGTCAAGCCATGGATGATGGGACGATTGAGTGGATTCCGGGAACATCACTCGCACTGAAATCATGGTCAGCTGATGATACAGAGATGGACTTCCAGGCATCGGATTGTTTTGATGGGATGGACAGTACATATTACCGCGGCCAGTATCATCCGAATGGTATGAGCCTGTATGACATAGCAGTGGACGTCCTGACGGATGCCCGGGTGGATTACCGGAACTACTGGATAGATCCATATCTTAAGGATGTTCTGGTGGTCAACCCGATGCCGGTAGTAACGCATAAGGAAGCTCTGCAGCTGATTGCTAATGCCGGCAGATGTATCCTGTATCAGGACCGGGCCGGCAGGATAATTCTTAAATCCAGTTTTGTACCGGACATGTCAGCGGCGTCTGATAACGAGACCTACTTTTCCCACACTGCTGCCATTCTGGACCATACGGAAAAGAAAACGTATGCCCTGTCTGGTCAGGATTACACAGGCGCATCCGGTGGACAGTATTTCCTTCCCAGGCAGACCGATGGAATTACATATCTTAACACGGGCTATGTGTCTGAGGCCGTCGCCGAAGGGAACGGACTGTTTACGGACAACCCCACAGTGAGCATAACCATGGAGGCGGCATATAAGTGTTTTGGACTGACCCTGGAATTCGGACAGAACTGTCCGGATACGGTTGTGTTCCATGCCTACAACAATGGTGCATTGCAGGAGGATTACGTGGTTTCAGGACTCACCCAGACCTATGTAGTCAGTCATGAGTTCCCGGAATTTGACTCCCTGGAGCTGGAATTTGTCCGGGGATGTCCAAATAATCGTGTGGTCCTGGATAACATAACCTTCGGTGACAGTACGGATTATATCCTTGAGTATGGCGTGGAATTGACCAAGACCCCAAAAGGTACACAACTGACCAGAGTCAGGGAGCTGCAGGTGGTACGTACCATATACAATCTCAGTACAGAGGATGCAAAGGAACTTGTGAGAGAGACCATAAACATAACTTCTTTAAACAACCGATACGTGTTTTATTTTTCTAATCCATCCTATGATTTAAAGGCATTCATTCCTGTTTATGTAGAAGCAACCAACATGGTTCAGAACAGTTCTTTTGATACCGGGGTGACTGGATGGCTCAATGCACAGTATGATGCAGTCAGGAAATGTGCATACGTTGTATCCGAAGATGGAAACGCAGTCGTTGTGGTGCAAACTATGCAGATGACATCAGGACATAAATATTACTTGAGGGGGAATTTCATGCGGGAGGAATCTCCCGGGGCATACTCTGGAAATGATGAATGCGATATGGTCAGGATGACTGGCGATAGAGAATTGTTCAATATTAATCTACGTCCAGAGGCTATCACACCAGATGGAGTATGGCATACCAAATCGGCCATTGAAATGATAGGGTCAACTGGTGAATGGGATTTAAGAATTTATACCTATGGAAATAAAAGACTTTATGTAGATTCGCTTCTTTTGGTGGATTTGACAGCAGCTTGGGGAGCGGGGAATGAACCGGATACAGAGTGGTGCGATAAGTTTATCGACTATTTCACTGGAACTGCAAGTATTCCGAAATATGGGTGTGAGATTGTGAAAAGTAGTGCCTATTACGCAATGGTGGAGCTTGCAGGAATCACAGGGGCGACAGAGGTGGCTGTGACAGGTAGGGAATATGTTATTACCCAGTCTAAGGTAAGCAGACAGCTAAATCCTACCGGCAGCCTGGAGACGTGGAACAATCCGCTTGTGTCCGACACGGTCCAGGCTGCGGATCTGGCGGATTGGATTGGGGACTATATGAAATCAGACCGGGAATATGACCTGCAGTATCGTGGGGAACCCAGGATAGATGCCAATGACATTGCCTTTCTGGAAAATAAGTATGTTCCGGATTTATTGATACGGGTGACGGACCATACTTTGAAATTCAATGGTGGACTGAGCGGGACCATTAAAGCGAGGAGGGACATGAGTTATGTGGCAACAGCCAAAAACAGACTGGCAGTCCGGTGATTATTTTAATATCGGAGATTATAACCGCATCAAGGGCAATATCAATGAGATACGCGCCCAGGCCCTTACCCTGTGGCCAGACTTTGAATTTGAGGAAATGGGAGCGGATAAGACATATCAGGATTACGGCTTCTATGCAGATGAGATTAACCACTTTGAGGCCAATATAGACCACGTCTGCGTAGGGACATTCCCCTTCAATGTAGGAGAGAGGCAGTTTTATCATGACAACGGCCCATTCATTGACTGGCAAGAGCTGAACCGTATTGAATCCGCCTGCCTGAAGATATACAGGAATATATTAGGAAGGGCCGAAGGAATCAGGCGCCTGGCGTTCACACTTAATGGAGGTGCATTTGAGCAATGAGTTTAAAAACAGATTATAAGGACGACATCTTTGAGGGTTCCAGGATTTGGAGGATTGCCACCAATGAGGATGGTACCTGCACGATAGCAGATGTCACTGCATATACCCAGAAGGGGGATAAGTTTGGACAGAATGACATTAACACCACGAATAAGGCAGTGAATGCCCTGAACCATGTTGTACCCGTCACACTCCAGGCATCCGGGTGGAGCACCGCAGCCCCATATACCCAGACTGTGCCAGTAGAGGGGCTGACAACGGAGGACAACCCCATACTGGTAAAGGTGATTGCAGACGGGGCAACACCGGAACAGGTGAAAGCGTATAACAAGGCATTTGGAATGATTGACGATGGGGACACGGCAGATGGGCAGGCAACATTTAAATGCTACAATAAGAAGCCCACGATTGATATGACCGTAGGCCTGAAAGGAGTGTAAAGACAAATGGGTGAAATATTGATGACAGGCGGGAGCGGAGGCGGAACTGGGAGTGACGAGTGCACAGCCACGCTGGACCATGTACTGGCTGGAGAGACTGCGGTCACATCAGACAGTAATGACGAACCGGGCATCGGACGAATGACGGTCAACAGTATAATGTCTTTTAGTGTAGCGCCGTATTCTGGGCGGCGCGTATTAGTAAAATGGCAGAATCCAAACCCCACTCCAGGGAAACCATTTGGTGGGGTTATCGTTAAATGTATGGCAGGCAGATATCCAGCATGGAATGAACCTGATGCCAACCTTGCCGCGGGATATGCTGGAGTTGGTAGTAATACAGCTCCGGGTGGTTGGTCACAGGTATTTATGGATATGCCAAATCTCAATACCTTATATTACTTTACATGTTTTGGATATGCAACAACAAGCTTTGGAGATATATGGAGTCCGGTATATGACCCAGCATCTATCAAGCAAGCAACCGTAGCCACTGGTGGAGTGCAAAATATTACAATTACTGGTACACAGGTATATACAATACCAGATGGATTCAGCACTATTGACGTATTCTGTGTTGGGGGTGGAGGTAATGGCAGTGAAGTATCAAGAAATCTTTCATCAACAAACCCATTACATGGCGGAGCTGGAGGCGGTGGTGGGTATACAAATACTGCCAAAGGTGTACATGTAACTCCTGGACAACAAATAGCCGCTACTGTAGGTGGTGCTTGCGCTGCAACTTCATTTGGAAATATCTGCACTGCTGGTGGCGGACAGTCTGGTATAGTGGTTGGCGCCTCAAGAGTGCAGGGAGGAAATGGAGGTTCCGGCGGTGGCGGAGACGGTGACGCATGGGGGTATGCCTATCGAAATGGTGGTAGTGGTGGACAAGACGGTGGGAATGGTAGACCTGGAGGAGGAACTGGAGAATATGCATCACAAACATTAAATCCTGGTACTGGTCAGGGTAGAACCACAAGAGCATTTGGTGAAGCTGGTAATACACTATATTCTGGTGGTGGTGGTTCCGGTAGTGGGTACTGGCAAAGTGGTAGTTCATCAGAAGGACACTATTGGACCGGTTATTATGGCGGAGCTGGAGGGGCTGGCGGCGGAGGAAATCCAGCTACTAATGGTGGAGCAGGTACTGGTGGAGGCGGCGGCGGCCAGAATAGACCATATGGTGACCAATCATATAGACCATACTGTGGACCAGTTGGATACGGTGGTTCAGGAGTAATATTGTTAAGACTATATTAAGTAAGGAGGATGTAAATTATGGTAGCACATGAAGTATATGCATTGGTGCATGATGAAACAATCAGGGATGTTTGTGTTGCATATAGCTATGAAGATGCAAACAGGGTTGCAAGGATTGTATATGGTGATACTGCATTTGCCGTTGATTGCATGCAGTACGTTTGTGAGAGGAATGACAAGTATATTAATGGTGTATTCTTTAAGGCTGATGGTGTTACAGTAATTGACAGATTGCCAACTGACAAGGAAGAGATCCAGCAGCTAAGGGCAGATAATGCCCAACTTACAGTGGCTATGGCAGATATCATTGGAGGTGCAGTGTGATGAATGAAATATTTAAAGCGATAGTTATTAAGGGGCTCAGAATAAGGAAGAATCAAGGAGAGGAGCCGGCAGACATCCTGGAAGGTTACAGGAACCTGACAAAAGGCGAGAAGGTCGAGATACTGGCGGTATTGGAAAGGAGCAGTAATGGGTAAGATATGGATACCTGGGGGCGGTGATGGCGCTGACCTGGATGTGATAACAGCAGCGTCATCGGATGTACGCAAAGGGAAAGTGATCGTAGATAAAGACGGAAATCCATTGACGGGAATCATGGCGGAAATAGCCGCCAAGACTTACACGCCTGGGACATCTAACCAGGTTATTGCGGCTAATCAGTTCCTGGCCGGAGCACAGACTTTTAAGGGGGACGGAAATCTAAATGCAAATAATATTGTTTATGGGAAGCCTGTTTTAAGAGCCATAATATTGTTTATGGGAAGAGCATTTTTGGCGTTTCCGGAAATGTGCGGAAGTATGCGAGTATAACTAAAACCCTTACATCATCTACCAGTAAAGTCAATTTTACGGGAGGTGATTGCTCCATATACGCTTATTATGTGAGTATTAGCAATATTGGCTTCACACCTCTCTATGCATCAATTGTAGGAGAACACGCTGATTACACCCCTATTCATGGAGGAGGAGATGGATGGGGGTTTGCTTATGCTGAAAGAAGCAACAGAAGTAGTTATGGAACCCAATTTTTATATTGGCTTAATGGTGGATACTATTCCTTAAACTCCGGCTTGGTAAGACTCCCAGCGGGATCAATAAACGGGGGAAGAAATATGACAGTTAAAGTATTTGGTTACTATTAATAATATCCGGCAACACAGTACCAGACAGTACCATTTTCAATACATGGTAAGACAGCATTGGTACTATTTACATGCCAGGCACCACTCATATTAAAATCAAATCGGTAATTCCATCCAGCACAGTGGGCAGGATTGCCTGACCAAAATCCCACTAGGGCACCATCTGTCCAGGCAATGCACGATACATTAAACCCTGTTGGTATTGTCGCCTTATACATTGACCTTCCAGGATCATATCCAGCACTGATAGAGATGCTTGCAGTACCTGAGGATGATACGGTACTGTTTTTCACGGCATACTTCCGGACATTGCCGGCCACCCCAAATATAGACTTCCCATAAACAATAGTATCGCAAGATAGAAAACATACCTATACTTGAAACCATCATTGATAAACAGTATATCACAAAGAAAGGATTGATGAAACATGAAAGCATTAGTAATCTATGACGACACCGGCCGTATTTGGACTATTATGTATGGCGAGGAACGGGTACCACAAGGCCTGCAGTGCATGTGGGTAGATATTCCCGATGGTGCGAGACTGGACCATATTGATGTGACCAATGCTGGTAATCCACAGCCGGTCTTTGCGTATCTGCCTAAGTCAGATATTGGACGTCTGCAGGAACAGGTGGTAAGTCTGGGTGACCAGCTTACAGAGGCACAGTTGGCACTCACAGAACAGTATGAGGCCAATCTGGCACTGGCCGAAGAGGTAACCAATACCCAGCTGGCCCTGACAGAAATTTACGAGGGAATGGAGGTTTAAGGAATGGCAAGTTATATGGTAATTGTATATGCGGACCTTATTCGCAAGGGCAAGAAGACGATTGAACAGGTCCCGGAGAAGTTAAGGGCGGAAGTCGAGGCAGTACTCAATGCTTAGGCTGCTGCTCTTTTTATTATTGAGGAAGGAGGTGGATACCATGGCAGTCATCTATGCGACCCTGATTGTGAAGGGGAGGAAAACATTCGGACAGGTCCCGGATAAAATTAAGGACCAGGTGCGCCAGGTACTGGTTGACCTGGAGTGTGAAGAACTGATTACTGAGTAAGGAGACATCATGGGCGAGATAATACAGTACATAGTTGTCCATTGGGTGGAGTGGCTGTTTGTGGCCATATCCACCTTTTTAGGCTTATGTTACCGGCAGATGGCAAAACGGCAGAAGGAGGAGAGCCGGAAAAATGCCGCACTTCACGATGGTATGCAGGCACTTTTGAGGGACCGTATCATACAGGCCTACAATCATTATCAGGACAGGGGTTACTGCCCTATATATGGCAAAGAAAATGTTAAGCGGATGTATGACGCATACCATGTCCTGGGTGGCAATGATGTGGCAACAGAGCTTAAGGACAAACTTATGAAGATGCCGGAGGAGCCGGCAGAAAGAGAGGAGTAGGATATGGATTTTGGAATAGCGAGTGTGGCAGGGATTACAGTGATATGCTATCTGGCCGGGATGGTCTGCAAAGCATCCGCCAGACTTAGGAATGAGGTTATCCCGGTAGTATGCGGAGTGGCGGGGGCAGCCTTGGGAGTGGTAGGAATGTATACCATGCCGGACTTCCCGGCCCAGGATGTTATCAACGCGGTGGCCATTGGAATTGTATCCGGATTGGCTGCAACCGGGATTAACCAGGCTGTCAAGCAGCTTAAGCAGTAGTAACCATTTACCATTACATAGAAGGAGAGCAAGATTATGCCAGAAGTAAAAATGACAGAGCAGCAGCTGAATGACCATGTAAACAACAATCCGATGACTAATAAGCGTCCATTGACGGAGTGCTCCCATAAAGCGCCCTATGGCCCGGGGACTGGCAGGGAGGACCCGAGGGCACACGACCCGAAGCCTACAGACGATAAGGAGAAGTGGCAGCCAAGCAACACCCCGAAGCACAATTCCGACCAGGACCCGGAACACGGACCGGGTATGGAGTAATTTGTTGCGATATCGCAACTTGTGACGTCACAACTTTTCATGGCTCAGGGATGCCCCTGGGCCTTATTTTTTTGATGGAGGAAAACACTATGAGTAAAACAGCAGAAGGATTAATACAGCACTGCAAGGACAAGCTGGGCACACCCTACGTTTACGGCGCCAAGGGTGAGGTCCTTACCCAGGCCATCCTTGACCGCCTCGCCCGGGAGAACCCAGGCACATACACATCCACCTACAAAGCCAAGGCGGCCAAGTACATAGGCCAGCGCTGCACGGACTGTTCCGGCCTCATCAGCTGGTATACCGGGCGCATCCGCGGCAGCTACAACTACCACGACACAGCAGCGGAGCGCGTGGGTATCGACCATCTGGACGAGTCCATGGTCGGCTGGGCGCTCTGGAAGCCGGGCCATATCGGGGTGTACATAGGTGATGGTTGGTGTATTGAGGCCAAGGGCATCAACTACGGCACCATCAAGTCCAAAGTGACCGCCACACCCTGGCAGAAGGTCCTCAAGCTCTGCGACATCGACTATACCCCGGTCCCAGTGACATACACCCAGGGCTTTCAGCCGGCCGCAGACGGCCAGCGCTGGTGGTATCAGTTTACAGACGGCAGCTATGCGGCCAATGGCTGGTACTGGCTCCGGGAGGCCACGGACGGCACTTGTGGTTGGTATCTGTTCGATTCCGAGGGCTACATGCTGACCGGCTACCAGGTGGACCCTGCCGGTGAGGCATTTTTACTTTGCCCAGTCAAGGGCAGCGACGAGGGCAAGTGCATGATTACGGATGCCAGGGGTGTGCTCCG